AAGAATTACTTAGAAGTATGTAAAACATATTTTTTATAAATAAGAATATGGTAATTATATATTCTACCAATAACAACGTAATTTAATTTAGGAGAAAAAAAATGACATTTCAGGTCTCTCCAGGCGTAAATGTATCCGAAGTGGATAAAACAACAGTAGTTCCATCGATACTTACTACCTCAGGTGCATTTGCAGGTTCTTTTTCATGGGGACCTGCTAATAAAAGAATTTTAATTGACAGTGAAGATACTCTAAAAGCAACTTTCGGTAAACCAAATGACAGTACTTTTATTGATTATTATACAGCAAGTTCTTTCTTGGCATATGGCAATAATTTAACAGTTGTTCGTTCTGTTGGTGCCAATACAAAAAATGCTTGTGTAACTACTGCAGTTAAAATTGATAACACTGATATATATCAACAAACTTATCAAAATGGCACAACAAATGCTCAAGGTGCTTTTGCAGCTAAATATTCAGGAACTTTAGGTAATGGATTAGTAATTTCTGTTATAGATGCTGGTTGTAATTTTCCAGGATGGCAAGTAAATGGGCAAAATGTAGCTTCTTATTTTTCAGGAGCACCAGGAACTTCTGCAGCAGTTCATGCAAAAAATGGCGCAAATGATGAAATTCATATCATCGTTATGGATGCTACTGGTAAATTTACTGGTTCTGCTAACACAGTATTAGAAGTATTTCCGTATCTATCTAAAGCATCAGATTCAGTAGATCCATATGGTACTTCAAATTATTATAAAAATGCTCTATTAAATGGTTCAAGATATGTATATGCTATTGACCCAGTTAGTTATGCAACTACGTCATCTACATGGGGATTATCTGGAACAACCAATTTCCAAACTTTAACATCTGTAGTAAAGTCGGAATTAACTGGTGGTGTTGATGATCTAGGAACTAGTGGAGATTTAGAAATAGCTTATGAGTTATTTGCAAATGCTGATGAAGTTGATATCTCTCTAATTATCACCGGTGATGCCAGTTATACAGTTCAAAAATATGTTTCAGATATGGCTCTTGCTAGAAAAGATTGTGTCGTATTTGTTTCACCTCCAGCTAGTGCTGTTGTTAATGTTTTAGGTTCTGAATTAAGTAATATACAAACTTGGAATTCCAATTTAAATGTAAGTTCTTCTTATGTTGTTGCTGATTCTGGTTGGAAATATATGTTCGATAAATATAATAATGTTTATCGTTGGATACCATTAAATGGTGATATAGCTGGTCTTTGTGTATATACTGATTCTATCCGTGATGCTTGGTATTCACCTGCTGGATTTAATAGAGGTAATATAAGAAACGTTGTTAAATTGGCATGGAATCCAAATAAAACTCAACGTGATGAATTATATAGAATTGGCATCAATCCAGTATCTACTTTTCCTGGACAAGGAACAGTTCTTTATGGAGACAAAACACTTCAAGCAAAACCATCAGCATTTGACAGAATTAATGTTCGTAGATTGTTTATCATTCTTGAAAAAACAATTGCAAAAGCATCAAAATATTCTTTATTTGAATTTAATGATGAATTTTCACGTGCTCAATTTGTAGCTTTGGTAACTCCATTCTTAAGGGAAATCCAAGGACGTAGAGGAATATATGACTTTAAAGTTATATGTGATTCTACAAATAATACTGGAAATATTATTGACACCAACCAATTCGTGGGTGATATATATATTAAACCAACACGTTCAATTAACTTTATTCAGTTAAACTTTGTCGCAGTAGGTACTGGTGTCGATTTCACTGAAATAGTTGGTAGTGCTTAATAAATAATACATCGAATAGGAGAAACTCAGTGAGTTTTAATGTATCAGAATTTAGATCAAACTTAGTTGGTGATGGTGCTCGTCCCAATCTATTTTCAGTAACTTTAGTATTTCCAGCTTTCGTAAAGAATGCCACAATTGCTGGTCAAAAAACTACTTTTATGGCAAAATCTGCACAATTACCAGGTTCATCAACTGGAGTGGTACCAATGTACTACTTCGGCCGTGAATTGAAATTTGCAGGTAATAGAACTTTTGCTGATTGGTCACTTCAAATTATTAATGATGAAGATTTTGTCATCCGTAATGCTCTTGAATCTTGGTCAAATGGTATAGCTTCACATGTTGGTAATGTTAGAGAATCTGGTGGAAGTACCAGTCCTACAGCTTATACAGCTGATGCAATTGTTACTCAATATGGTAAAGACGGTAAAGAATTGAAGAAATATAAATTTATTGGATTGTTCCCAGTTGATATAGCACCAATCGATTTAGATTGGAGTTCTAATGATTCAATTGAAGAATTTTCAACAACATTCTCTTATCAGTATTGGGAATCAGATACAACTACTTGATTTTTATTATTTTATGGGGAGATTATTTCTCCCCTTTTTGATTATTATTTTGGACAATAGAAGATATGGCAGCAAATAAATTTAGTTTGTTCGGGTTCAGTTTTTCCCGTAATAAAGATCAGGATGATAGTTCTGAACAATCTTTCTCCCCGCCAGCAAATGATGATGGGGCTCTCACAATTACGTCTGCCGCTTATTATGGCACATACGTTGACATGGATGGCACAGCTAAAAATGAAGTAGAATTAATTTCTCGTTATAGAGAAATGGCAATGCAGCCAGAAATTGAATCAGCTCTTGATGATATTGTTAATGAAGCAATTAGTCAAGATGATGATGGAAGAATTACTGAGATTGTTTTAGATTCGCTGAAACAACCAGAAAAAATTAAAAAAGCAATTCGTGATGAATTTGAAACTATCCTACGCCTACTAAATTATAAAAATATGGCTCAAGATATTTTCCGTAGATATTATATTGACGGTAAAATGTATTATCACATTATTGTAGATAAAGATAAACCAACAGAAGGTATCAAGGAATTAAGATATATCGACCCAAGGAAACTTAAAAAAGTAAGGGAAATTAAGAAAAGAAAAGATGAAAGAACCGGTGTTGATGTTATGAATGTCATCAACGAATATTACATCTTCAATGATAAAGTTGTATCAGGTACAGCTTCAAATTATGGACCAGTTGGTGTTAGAATTACAACAGATTCTATTATCAATGTAGTATCAGGTCTAATGGATTCTAGACGAGCAGTGGTATTGTCTTATTTACATAAAGCAATTAAACCACTCAATCAATTACGTATGATAGAAGATGCAACCGTCATCTATCGTATATCAAGAGCACCCGAACGCAGAATATTCTATATCGATGTTGGTAATCTACCAAAATTGAAAGCAGAACAATATCTTCGTGATATCATGGCCAAATACAAAAATAAACTTGTATATGATGCCCAAACTGGCGAAATCCGTGATGACCGCAAGTTTATGTCTATGATGGAAGATTTCTGGTTACCCCGTAGAGAAGGTGGTAAAGGTACAGAAATTACTACATTACCTGGTGGGCAAAATCTAGGTGAACTAGAAGATGTTAAATATTTCGAAAAGAAACTATATAAAGCCTTAAATGTTCCGGTATCAAGATTAGAACCTAGCCAAGGATTTTCATTAGGTCGCATATCTGAAGTAACAAGAGATGAATTAAAGTTTGCTAAGTTTATTGATAGAATGAGAAATAAATTCTCCGATATATTCAATCAAGCATTAAGAGCCCAATGTATTCTTAAAGGTATTTGTACTGTTGAGGAATGGGACGAGTTTAAAGAACATATACATTTTGACTTCATTATGGACAACAACTTCTCAGAAATGAAGAATGCTGAACTAATGAAAGAAAGATTAGGATTGTTAAGTCAAGTTGATCCATATACAGGAAGATATTATTCTCAAGCATGGATTCAAAGAAATGTGTTGTGTCTTAATGATATCGATATTACATCTATGCAGAAAGAAATAGACCAAGAAAAAGCAGATGGTTTAGGTATTCCTGTAGAAGTAACCAATCAGGTTGTTCAAGCACAAATGATGTCACAAGTTGACCCAATGCAACAACCTCCTGAAAAGGCACCAGTTAAGAAAGAAGAATACACATTTGACCGCATTAAGCGTGTTTTATAGTTAAATATAAATAGAATAATATACCGGAGAAATAAATGAAAAATTTAATAGATTACGCCAGTCAAGATAACGGAACAGATTTTAGAGATGCATTATATAGTGCAATTCATGATAAAGTTGCTGCACATATTGAAGCTAAGAAACAAGAAATTGCTTCTGGTTTGATGGGACAAAATGAAGCCAAAGAAGATAGGGAAGACGAAGAACATTATAGAAGTCGCCGAGCTAAAGATGAAAAGGCTGTTCCATCGGAAGAATCTCCTGAAGAAAAGATGGCTAGAAAGAAATTAAACAAAGAAGAATATGAATCATTAGATGAAATTGCCTCAGAACATTACGCATATAGTCTTAAAGATTCTGGAATATTAGGAACACACGCTCAAGTATATTCTAGAACAGATAAAACATCACCTTGGTCTAAACATGCAAATCATTTATCTAATACTGGTGGTGATAAAGGTAGAAGAAATATTGAACAAATATTAAAAAAGAAATATGGTTCTTCTATCCAATATCACCACCCAAGTCATTTCGCAGATGCTGGTGAATAAATGATTTCATTCAAAGAATTTCAAGAAGCAATGGATTTATCATTCATATCGGGTGCTAAATCTAGAGGTTCTGTAGAAGACCAAAAGAAAGCTAGAGCAGAAAAAGAAGCAAAACAATCTACTCAAGCATCCGCACCTGAGCCACAATCAACGGGAAAAGTTGATACTTCCCGTGGTTATGGTAAAGGTAGATATATGGGCGATTAATATGAAAACGTTTAAAGAGTTCTACACTGAAGCTAGACAACCTAAAAATGAACCTTTAGATCCGCCAGCTGTGTTAGTTATGAAAAGAAAATCTATAAGAAACTTTCCTAATAATGAACGTGTAGCTCTTTATTTCATAGATAAACTAAAAAAATACATATCAATACCTTATACTGGTTCACGTTGGTCTAGTCCAGGAAGTATTGCAACACCAGCAAATGAATCATTAGATTTGGACCAGTAAACTAATAGGATAGAAAATGGCAAACAAATATACATTTCAAACATTAACAGACAC